CGAGTTTGACCGAGAGTTATTCATCGAATGGATAGCAGACAAGCCGCAATACTGGGCTGATTTAACTGCGGCTATCACGAAGGAATACACATCTCATGCTGAGAAACTGGTAGAAGCCGAAAAAAAACAGCGGCCTGGCTGGAAGAGTTAAAGCAGCCTTTTCCACCAGGCGATCCTCCCAAGGAATGCGAGTTAGCCATAAAGATTTGGATCATGATGGGCCGGCAGATAGATGGCGCAATGCTGCCATTGCTCTGCGAGATTTACGGCATCGAGGACGTTGAATCGCTGTTGGTTCAGCTTGTAACGATCAGGGATTTTGAATGGCCGAAACAATCACAATAACCGGACTGAGAGAGGTTCAGCGAAAGCTGTACTCATACTCTCAGCAATTAGGGGATAGGGTTGTCATTGGCGCGCTACGTCAAGGCGCGAATCTCGTCAGGAAACAGGCGCAAGCCAATGCTCCGGTAAAGACCGGTCTTCTCAAGCGCAGTATCCGTGTCTCGCGCTCCAAGATTCACAACGGCAAGAAATCCGAAGGAATGATTGGAGTTTATCTGTCTGTGAGGCAGGGTAAAAGCGGTGCGTTCTATGCCAAGTTTCAGGAAGACGGATGGAGAGCAGGGAAGTCGAAAAAGCAAATCCCTGGGAAGAAATTTATCGAACGCGCCTTTATCGACAAGCGCGAAGAGGCGGTCAATTTGATAGTTCGGTCAGCCACATCTGCGGCTGATTTGCTTGCTGTGAAATTGGGGTTATAAGATGGCTGGACGTGGTGTCGTTGTAGATTTCAACGCCAACATTGCTAGGTTTACTTCGTCCGTCGATAAGATGACGAATGATCTGGCGAAGTTCCAGACTAACGCGGCTCGTGTATCCAAGAATATCGACAAGTCATTTTCAAGTATTGCGTTTGGCATTAAAGGAGCGTTCGGCGGTATCGCTACAGCGCTGAGCGTGAATGAGTTGGCAACAATGGCTGACTCATTCCAGAATATTGAGGCCCGTCTTAAGTTAGCTACTCGCAGCGCTGCTGAGTTTGCGGAGGCAAGCGATAACATCAAGCGGATATCCTCTAGCTCCAAAAGCTCGTTAGAGGCCACTGCTACCCTTTATACACGCATTTCTAATGCTCTCCTTGATGTAGGAGGTACACAGGCACAGGTAGCCTCAGTCACGCAGGCCATGGCGCTCGGTCTTAGGCTCTCCGGGGCGACTGCTGAAGAATCCGCTTCTGCAATGCTGCAATTCTCTCAGGCCATTGGATCGGGGGTGTTGCGGGGCGAAGAGTTTAACGCGATCAATGAAGCGGCTCCACGCATCATGAAGGCGCTGGCTGATTCGATTGGCGTTCCTGTAGGCCAGTTACGCAAGCTTGCGGAAGAAGGAAAGATAACGAGGGACATTCTGGTTAACTCTCTCGGTTCGCAACTTCCAACCTTAATCAAGGAAGCGGAAACTCTGCCTAACACGATTGGCTCTGCGTTCCAGAATGCCAAGAATGAAATTCTCCTGACGATAGGGGCGATAGATAAAGCCACTGGAGCAAGCAACGCATTCGCTAGCGCAGTGGGAAAGTTGACGGCAGGAATTGCCGGTTGGAGAGAATTCTTTAATCCGACTAGTGAGCAGCAGCTTGAGAAACGCCTGAACGATCTGCGTAGCTCGATGGATGACATCCTGCTTCGTCGCAACCTTATCAGTAAGGTAGGTATTGATTCGTCAGGTTTCTGGGCAAAGGACTTCGATAAATTAAACATCGAAGCGCTTACTCTGAAAAAGATACTGGACGGTATTCAAGAGGCCGCAGCAAACACAAAGCCTGATACTTTTACGCCTCTAGCCGCCCCCACGGGACCAACGGCGGAACAGATAGCCGCGGCAAAGGCTGCCGCTGAAGCTGCAAAGAAGGCAATGGAGGCTTTGCGCAAAGAAGGCGCGCAGCTTGCCGCATCGGTTGATCCTATTATCAATCGGAATCAGGAACTGGCTAAGTACGTAGAACTGCTCCAGAAAGGTGCAATCAGTCAGGATACTTTTGATCGCGCTGCGACGAAGAGCATAACAACGGCTCAGGCTGCTCTAGACGCTACAGACCAGCGTCTTATCGCTGCGAAACAGGCTCAGGAGGCTTTAGACGCACTGACCAAGGAAGGAGAGAATCTTAAACTAGCTGTCGATCCTTTCTACAAGCTGAACAAAGAAGTAGAGCGGTACAGTGAGCTTCTGGAAAAGGGTGTGATAGACCAACGTACCTTTGAGCTTGCCGTAGAAAAGAGCATGGGCAAGAGTACAGAAATCGTCAAGGATAGCGCGGACAAAATGAACGCAGCTATGATTGGCTTCCAGACGAACGTTCAAAGCACGTTAGGGCAGGGACTTTACAACGCCATGACGGGAAGATTTGACAGTATCTTTGATGCGTGGAAAGACTTGCTGTTCCGTATGGTCTCGGCTGGATTGGCTTCCCATCTTACCGAGTCAATATTTGGCTCAAACGGAAGCAGCGGATTGCTCAAAGGCGGTCTAAGTATTCTTAGCTCAATTTTCGGTGGCTTCGGAGGCGGCAAGTCTGCTGGCGGCTTAAAGCTCGGTTCGTCAAACTTCGGTCAATTCCTCTGGCCTACGTTCGCTACTGGTGGCGATCACATGGGCGGATTACGTCTAGTTGGCGAGAATGGCCCTGAACTGGAAGCAACAGGCCCGTCAAGGATATTCAACGCCAACCAGACCAAAGACATATTGGGTGGCGGCAAGAAAGGCGTATCAGTTAACTACGCTCCAGTTATTCAGATTGACTCTCGCGCAGACCGTACCGAAGTACATGCGATAGTTACTCGCGCTGTGAAACAGGGAAATGCGGATTTAGTCGAAAAAATGCAAAGGCAGGGAATTATCTAATGGCGGTTATTGATTGGCCTTCCTTGCCTGTTGCCCGTTTCTCATGGGCGCAGCAAAGGTACGATGTCGCGTTTAATTCCGTGTTCGGGAGTCAAGCGGTAGAAGCTTCTACTCCAGGATGGGCGGTTAACATGGAGTCTCCTGCTGGACTGTCAGTTAACGGCGGTGCGTGGCAGTCGTTAGGTATGCAACTCCGCGGCAAGACGAACCAACTCGCTCTATGGAACATAGCTCGTCCTGTTCCTCTCGGCACGATGCGTGGCACTATGACGCTCAACAGTAGCGCGAATCAGGGCGATACAACGCTATCCATAGTAGCCAGTGGGCAGACTTCTAAAACGCTCCTGCAGGGCGATTTTCTAGGTATTGGAACGCTCCTGACTCAGCAAGTAGTAATGGTGGTAGCCGATGCCGCTAGTGACGGCTCAGGGGTTATATCCGTAACGATTGAACCGGCTCTGCGTAATGCCTTTGCTATCGGAGAATCGGTAACATGGGATAGGCCGAAAGCTTTATTCCGTCGCGTAGACTCCAAGTTCAGTTGGCAGCATAGCGCGGCGATTGTGGAAGGCTTCAGCCTGGACCTCGTAGAAGATTGGAGGGCGGCGTGACAACGCTCGATTCCTCACAGCAGGACGAACTGGAAAAACCGGTCACACGGCTGGTCTATTTCGTTGAGCTGCAGTTCCTGTCCCAAACAATCTATATCTGCTCTGCCAACCTCAGTTTGACCTGGGGAGGTCATGATTGGATAGGGCTAGGCTCTATTGGCTCGATCAGCGCTATTGAAGAATCAGAAGGGGTAGAGTCGAAGAGCCTGACATTCGCCTTGAACGTGGCCCAGCATTCGATACTTGCTTTAGCCATTGGAGAAGTTGAAGAGTATCGCGGGAGGAATGCACGGCTTTACTTCTGCCCTTTGGATGAATCGTTTCAGCTTGTAGGAACTCCCGTACTCTGCTGGCGCGGGATCATGGATACCATGTCGGTCGGGGTAGACGGAGAAGAAGGGCAGATATCGCTTAAGTGTGAAACCAGCGCATATGGTCTAAAACGCCAACCAGGGTTGAGGCTTAACGCTGCTCAACAGAAAAGCCGCTACCCGACTGATACAGGATTGGACCTACTTACCGGCCTAATAGCTGAGCCTGTCGTATGGGCATCTGCGAAGTTTCAGAGAAGCATCAATTGAATGTTGACAACCTTATTGTAGAGTAGCATTCTGGAATTTTCCGGAGGCTATTTATGAGATTGTTTGCGGCATTGCTAGCGACCGTATTGTTCGGATGCTCCACTGCTCCTTACCATGGTGAATACACGCGTGGCGGAAAGCCTGCAAACTATAAGGACGACCGAGCTGAATGCCGCGAGGTAGCAAAAAAGAAATCTACTGAAGAGTTCTTTGGTGAGGCGTGGAGTTCTCCATGGTGGCAGTCGGTTCAAAAGAACACCAAGGCTTGTATGGATGAACGCGGTTATGAGTGGGTCAAGAAAGAATGATATTTCTTCCTACATCGCTGAGCATATCAATCGCCCGTTTGAATGGGGTGAGAACGACTGTTGCACCTTCGCTATCGGTTGGCTGGAAAGAAAGTCAGGTATTGATTATCTGACAGAGCATAGGCCGTGGCGAACGGCGCGACAAGCAAGCAAGAAACTAAGAGACCTGGGAGGTCTCTTTTTTTTGTTCCAAAAACACTTAAAGCAGATAAATCCGAACATGGCTCAAGACGGCGATCTTACGATTATCGACGGTACAGCCAGCGTATTCAGTGGAAGGCATGTTGTATCTGTAGGATTTGAGGGGCTGGTATACAAAGATAGGTCGGAAGCCGAATGCGCCTGGCGCTGCTAGTTTTACTGCTGCTGCCATGGCCGGTTTACGCAATGCCCCCCGCGATCATCGCTGCTGCTATTGGGGTGAGCATAGCCACAGCGGAAATGATTTCGCTTGGGATAACCATTGCCTCTATCGCCTTTACGATAGGAACAACGGTATACGGTGCGGTAGCTCAGAAAGCCGCCGCCAAGAAAGCGAAGCGCGCTGCAGCCAAGGCAAGGGAGGATTTTCTCAATTCGCTTCAGGACCGGACAGTAACGCGCATCGCGACTGAAGCGCCTTGGAGGATTGTTTACGGCAAGTGTAAGGTCGGGTCTGATGTCGTGGCAATTCTCGTGTCAGGAGCGAACGAAGAATACAAGCACATCGTTTGCATACACGCTGCGCACGAGTCGGAAGCGATCGACGAGATTTACATCAATGGCAAGGCTCTGGGTCCACTCGACGATGATGGTTTCGTCACGACTGGCGATTACTTTGTCAACTCGTCAACCCAGAGCATAACAGAGACTTTTGCCACATCGCCTTTTACCCTTGCTCACACGCCGTCCAGTTCGATTAAGGTCATTGCTTACGGGCGCGGCAGTATTGGAAATGCGGTCGGGATTATCCCGCTTAGTGGCGAGGTAACTTATACCAGAGTAGGCAACACGATTACCGTTACAGGATCGTTGCCTGCTGGTCTGCCTGTTGGCTGGACGTTTACCTTTGACCATTACAGCGTTACTTATCAGTACCAGGTAAACAACGCTCAGGTTCGGGTAAAGAAGCATCTAGGTACGCCTACAGACCCTGCCGATGCCTCTTTGCTGGCTGAGTGCGGTGCGAAGTGGAAAGACACTGCGGTTCTTCGCGGCTTTACCTATACGGTTATTCGGCTCGATCTGAGACAGGCAGAGTTTCAAGGTGGCTTGCCGGATATAAACGTCCTGATGCGCGGCAAGAAGCTGTACGACTTGCGGACAGGAGAGACGGCATACAGCACGAATCCGGCTCTGGCGATATACGATTATCTACTTTCGCCGTTCTGTAACGTTCCTGAGAGCGATATACCTACAAGCTTCTATATCACGGCAGCTAATGTCTGTGATGAAGTTCAAACGTTCGGGGCGTTATATACCCTGAATGGGACAGTCACAGCGGATCAGGATCAAGCGCAGATTCTAGAGGCCATGGCTGACGCGATGGCGGGCGGCATAGTTTCGACTACCTGGGAGGTATTTGCGGGCAAGTACGTTGCTCCTATCGCGTCCCTGGAGCAGTCTGACATAGTTGGTTCACTGGCGGTTACTCCCGGTATCTCGGATGCTGACATTATCAACGGAGTACGCGGACAGAATATAACCGCTGAGAATCTATACGTAGCGACTGACTACCCTCCGTACCAGAACGCAACGTATCTCGCTGCTGACGGACGGGACAAGTTTGCTGACATTAACTTCCCTTTTACCGATTCGGCTCAGCGCGTTCATAACCTTGCCAGGATACAGGTAGAGGACCAGCGTAACGGATTTACGGTTAAGGCGGAGTTTAGCTTAAAGGCATGGGATATCCATGTCGGGGATAGAGTAACACTGACCAGTGCCTTTCTAGGGCAGACAGATAAGGTCTATCGCGTAACGGATAAGAGCTATTCGCCTACAGCGGCTATTTCTCTCACGCTGAAGGAGGACGTAGCAACTATATGGGATCTGGCTGATACCGTCACTTTAGACGATACGCCCAATACTGATTTACCTAATCCGTTCCTGATCGCTCCGCTCAGTTTCGTTACATGCGACTCAGGCACGAGCGCGTTACTGATCCAGCAAGACGGCACGATAGTTTCTCGTATCCATGTCTCATGGAGCGCTGGTCTGCTCGGCCTAGTCGATATCGAGTGGAAGAAAGATAGCGATACGGCATGGCATAAAACACAAGCGACTGGCGATCAGTCCGAAACGTTCCTGTCTCCTGTAGAAGATGGCGTTTGGTACATCGTCAGGGCGCGGAAAGTTGACTCATCCCTGCTGAACGTAAAATCTGATTGGACTTATGCCGATCTGCATCAAGTAGTCGGCAAATCTGCGCCTCCTGGGGATGTAGAAAACTTATCGATCGACGGTTCAATCCTGACATGGACTGAGGTAACAGACCTTGACCTTGCGGGATATGTCTTTAGGTATCACTACGGCAATAACCTTGATTGGGGAACCGCGAGCCCTCTTCACAACGGAATAGTAACCGGCTCACCCTATGACCTGATCGCGCTGCCATACGGCTCCGTGACGATCATGGGTAAGGCGCTGGATACGTCAGGAAATGAGTCGGTTAATGCGGCTCAGATATTCACGAATCTAGGCGATGCTCCTGTAGCGAACGTAGTTGAAGAGCATGATTTTCATCCTACGTTTGCCGGAACGCTGACGAACTGCTCTCTGTCGAGCGGAACGTTAATAGCCAACGCGGCTGATTCGTTCTACGGCGATGACCTCCAATCGTTCTATGGCAGCACGGGATCGTTTTACAAGCCTGCTGCTGGCTTTGGAGCGATGGTTTATGAGTCGGATGTCGTAACGATTTCATCCGGCCTTGTTGGTTCGAAGATTACGCTTGACCTTGTATCAGAAGGGACTGACGTAAAGATTGAGTACAAGATAAGCGGAGAAGGATCGTTCTACGGTGCTGATGACGATCCTTTCTACAGTACCGACACGGACGCTTTCTATGCTCCCGGTCCCGAAGCATTCGATGCTATCGACGCAGGAACTTTTGACAGTAATAACCCGAACAGCTTTGCAGTAGCGGACGCGGCTCACTTCGATCCAAGTAACCCTAATTCCTTTTTGGCGGTAGACCTCGGAGCGTTCTCCGAAACAGGGGCGTTCTTCGGCTCCTATTCGCCCACGTGGATACCTTGGCCCGGGCAGATTACAGCGAAGAATGCGGATTATCAGTTTCGGGTAACGATTGGATCAGGGAACACGCAAGGAAAGATAACCGCTTTCAGTTTGATCGTTGACGCTCCCGACATTATTGAAATTATCCCTGACCTTGCTATCTCAGCAAGCGGCACGGTAGTCACGTACACGAAAGATTTCACTTCTATAAAAGCGACCATGTTCGGGGCTTTGCAGCCAGGGACAAGCGGAGCTAGAAGTTTAACGATAGATAAAACAAATCCGCTAGCACCAGTTGTTCATGCTCTGAATATTTCGGGAGTTGCCGTATCAGGAGCGAAAGTAGATATCACACTTCAGGGCTATTAAATGACAATGCTCCCGTTAAAAACGGCTATCTCCGATACATATCCTAACCCTAGCAACGCTACCGCCAGGGCTGGCTTTGCAACTCTATGGGACGCCGTTAACGAGTTTCAACAAAAATCCGAACTTGATCTGGCCTCTGCCGCTACTTGCGACATAGGCGGTCAGGCATCGACAAAACTGAGGATTACCGGGACGACAGGCATCACTTCGTTCGGCACGAATTACCGTGGACCGATCATGCTGCGGTTTTCCGCGGCTGTTGCGATAACTCATAACGCCACAACTCTTCGCTGTCCTGGCGGCGCGAACTACACGACTGCAGCTAACGAAGTCGGTTTGGCGTGGCCTATTGCTTCAGTAAGTGGAACGATAGACGGATGGCAGTACGCATCTCTTAGCGGCGGTTCATTGATCGGCGCTGCTGCTATTACCTCTGGCTCGATTACCGGCATTACAGACCTTGCTATTGCAGACGGGGGTACGGGGGCGAGTACGGCTGCCGCTGCTTTCACCGCATTAAAGCAAGCCGCGACGACTTCAGCAACTGGAGTTGTTGAATTGGCGACTGATGCAGAGGCGATGGCCGGCACTGACACGACAAGGGCTGTTACTCCTTCTAACTTGGCCTCTGCGAAAAGCTACGGAGCAAGCGGATACCAGAAATTCCCCGGCGGTTTGATTATTCAGTGGGGCGTATCCGGAAGCCTGTCTCCCGACGCTAACACAACCCTTTCCCTGCCCATTACTTTTCCCAATGCCGGTCTGGTGGCTGTCGGGACTATCCTGAATAGCGCGACAGGGGATGACGATACCGCTGTGAGAGTGCTGGCGCTATCGACTACACAGATCACTCTCAGAGCAGAGGGGATGAGCGCATTGCATAGCGGCACACGATATATCAACTACGTCGCAATAGGATATTGAAATGTATTACTCGCCTTCAACAAAGGGTTTTTACGACCAAGAAATAAACAGCGACATTCCATCAGATAAGGTATCTCTGACCGATCAGCAATATCAAGAATTGATGGTGGCGCAATCGGAGGGGAAGGTTATCTCTGTTGTTAATGGAGAACTTGTTTCTTCTGATCCGGCTCCGGTAACAAAAACAGACGCGGAATGGAATGCTGCTGTTGACGCTCAGCTAATGGCTGCTGACTTGAAGATTATCCGCGCTCTGACAGAAGGCGACACGGCACGTATCAACGCACACAAAGCCGCTCAGGCAACTCTCAGGGCAACGAGGCGCTAAATGGCCTGGAATGATCCGGCAACAACGGTCCTTCGCGTATCTAAGGGCGCTGCTCTTACCCTTGCAGAGTATGACGCGAACGTAGCGAATCTCAACGCGAAGCAGGCCGAGAAGGTTCCATATCACTTAGACGACTCCGACAACATCATCGGGTATCTCGGCGCTGCTGATGCTGTTTACCCCTTGATACTGCGTCCTGTCGAAGTTTTGGCTGGCTCGGCTGTCGCTTCTTCCTGCTCAAGTTCGGCTGTGGACGAAGAGCTTTATACCTTCAATATCCTTGCAGGAACTCTCGGAGTAAACAGCATCATCCAGATAGAACCGCTTTGGACATTTGCGAATAGCGCGAACAATAAAATCCTGAGCGTGGCGATTGGCTCAACAGTGGTCTACACGGCAACGCGGACCACTTCAGTTAAAGAAGCGCCCCTGATCGTGCTGGCTAACCGTAACTCTCTGGCCTCGCAAATACAGCCTTACGACACCACATACGTCACGGCCGGCTCCGGTACTCCTGCTACTTACACAATCGACTTCTCGGTTAATCAAACTCTGAGGATCATAGGGCAGCGTGCTAACTCAGGTGACGCGCTGACACTTGAGTATTTCCGTGTTCTGCATTTCGTGGGCGACTAAATGACCACTTGGTATTTTGATTCAGTTAACGGCTTGGATGCTAACGCAGGGACAAGCGAAGGGGCGGCAAAAGCAAGTTATGACGCTTTTCGCGTTGCTGGATTAGGGACTAACTCCGACACGTACCTATTCAAGCGTGGCACGACTCAGGTTATCACGACAGCGAATATCGGCTTTCGCTCTGGCCTAAGCACCACTAACCGAACAATAGTAGGAGCGTACGGGACCGCATCTGTTCCTTATGCGACTTTCAAGCCCGTGGCTTCGGGAACTCCTGCGAGTGACTTCATTATCAACTGTAGCGGCTTGAGCAACATAGACATCAGCGATCTGTACTTTGATGGGCTGAATCAAGTCTCTTATTCGATGTACATCCTGGCTAGCGGCGCTACGGCTAATAGCGGACACAGAATAAGACGATGCTATTTTACGAACATGAAGTACGGCGGCTCAGGCCTGGTTATCGGGGCAACTGCAACGTCAACCGGGGCGACAACTGATTATGTAATAGAGGACTGTCACTTCTTTGATAACCGGACTCATGGACTACTGATTAATGGAGCCTGGGGCGTAACGGTTCGGCGCTGCAAGTTTTACGGAAATGGCTTTAATGCTGCTGCTGGTGGACATGGCTTGTCCTGCAAAGCAAGACGTACCGACGCGTCTAGCGGTTGGACGAATACGAGCGGAACGATTTGGCAAAAGACACTAGCCGCTTATGAGACTGACGTGTACTACGTCAAAACATCAGTAAGCGGGTATCAGCGGCTTGCAAAGAATGTCAGCACTCCAACGACTCCTACTCTAGGCGAGTTCGGTGTGAGCGGCGGGGTTCTTTATATCAATATGAACTCTGCATCCAACCCTTCCAGCCAGAGTGTGGTTTATGCCTGGGGGCGGTGCTACAACATTCTCGTGGAAGATTGCGAGTCCTACGAAAACGTATGGGATCAGACCGCGCCAGATCATGAGGGGCATGGCTTCGCGCTTGATGACTTTACCGACTCATCTATCCTTAGACGCAACAAGTCTTACAACAACGAAGGCGCTGGCTTCACGATCAATCGCGGCGATAACAATACGATTGAAAACAATATTGCATATAACAACCAGCTCGCGGCTGTAGCTGGATCGGCCTGCTGGAATAGCACGATCCGGCACAACACTTTTTACGCAAACAATACCGGGACCGGGGCGCATAACGGCGAGATAGCTTTTTTCACCTATGCGCAAAACGGGGTAATCACGAACAACATCCTTAGGGGGTCGCGGACGTACGGTATCGATGTCGACACGACCTGTGCTGGTTTCTCTGGGAGCAATAACTGTGTCTATGGGTACGGCTCAGTAGACCGCTCTGGAGCGTATACCGGAACCGTGACAGTCGATCCATTGCTCGACTCTGAGCATCGTGCTACTGCGGCGACGGTAAAACGTGGCGGAACGTATCTAGGAGGACGAGATTTCTTCGGAAAGTATCACACCAATCCGCCGAGTATCGGGGCGGTATCAGATCATCCAACTCCAGGATGGGCAGCAGCAGGACGCAAAGCCGCTTAATGCGGCTATTTTTTTGGGTGTCGATATGATCGGAATCACTTTTTACAGGAGACGAAGAATGGGCAACGACTTTGAAGATGGACTGGCGGAAATTATCGCGAAGAATGCTAAAGCTGATGCGAAAGCTGATTCTCTGCTCGACAAGATAAAGAACTCGAACTGGACCGCTGTGATTGTGGGCGGCGGACTCGCTGTCGTACTCGTGCTGATCATGTTCGCCTGGCTCGTGGGGTAAGTGTGAACTGTGAAGCGGAAGAAAGAAGGCGGCGTGGCCCGTCGAACTTAACCATTTCGTGGGGCGTAGTGATCTCTGTTCTGACTCTGGCCGCTTCCGGTGTGGCGACTTACAACACCATCCAGAACGATATCGCCGGGATCAAGCGGGGCGAGATGTACCAGCAGGAAACAAATCAGCGCCTGTCCGACGAGATCAAGTACGCGCGCGCTGAGCAGCGCGAGACGATGAAAGAGTTCAACGACAAGCTCGACAGGATCATCGAGCAATGGCCAAGGAGAAGATGATGCGATATGCACTATTAATCGCCGCCATCATTCTGGCGGCTTGTACGGTACCTCCCATGGAGCAGCAACCGGAGACGAAACCTGTTCCTGTTTCGCCGGAAATTGAAATCACGGCTCCGCGGGAGCCTGAAGCCCCTAAGAAGGAGCATAAGCCCAAGGTTACTCCTGCACCAGCTGCGCCATCTGCTCACCCCTGCGCAGGCATAGAGACGGGCGACGCGAAGAGCGATGTGAAAGCAAAGCTGGATTGCCTAGAAGAGCATGGATGAAAAACATAAGCGAGACGAAGAACTGTTCCGCGGAATGCAGCGATGGTCTCGTCTTCTGAATGGAAGGTCGCGAATAACTGAACCGACCATAACAAAAGAACAGTGGCAGAAAAACATGGAAAAGATTCGGGATGAAATCATCTCCCGAAGAAAACAATAAAGGATGAAGAATGAATTTGGTCTGGAACTGGAAGGAAATTTTAAAGGAAGCTTGGAGCATCAGGTTTAGTGCGGTAGCTGGCCTATTGTCAGGATTCGCGGCGAGCATGAGCTATATGCCGGCCGGCTTCTTTGGCGCATCGCCCGAAGTGTGGACATTGATACAAGCTGTGCTGACAGGCCTATCGGCTTTTATAGGCGTGATCGCTACACCTTTTTCCCGATTGATTGATCAAGGTCTGGGCAAATGAAATTCCGTGTGAGCAAGATCAAGCGTGGAAAGTATGCCGGCCAGTGGCGCTTCGCCATCGTCGCTGCAAATGGCGAGAAGATCGATCCGCGGCAGCCGTATGACAGCAAGGAAAGTGCCCTGCATGCCGTGGAGCTCATCAAGGGTATGGCTGATGCTCCGGTGGAGGTGATGGAGTGATCAATCCAACTCCGACTCAAATCCGGACCACTATCGCCACGATGGTACTTGCCGCGTCGACTCTGGTAGGGATCGCCGTACACGAGGGATACCGGGAAGAGGCTTACATCCCGGTTCCCGGCGATGTGCCGACGATCGGCTTTGGCTCAACCAAAAACGTCCACATGGGAGATAAAACCACGCCAGAGCGATCGCTTGTGCGACTGCTCGAGGAGGTCGACTCCGTCTACGCGCAGGGCGTTCGCCGCTGTATCACCGCTCCCATGTATCAATACGAATTCGCGGCCAGCGTTTCTCTTGCCTACAACATCGGGGTCAACGCGTTCTGCGGCTCGACTGTGGCGAAGCGATTTAATGCCGAGGATTATGCTGGCGCCTGCGCGGCTTTCGATATGTGGAACAAGCAGGGTGGACGCGTACTGTCCGGGCTCGTGAAGCGTCGGACAGAGGAGCGGGCGATATGCGAGGGCAGGGCGTGACCGAAATATGGGACCTGCTCGGCCATAAGCAGATATGCGCGACTGTCACGATCGAATGGCTTGAACCTACTGTCGGACTGATCCGCTTCCTTTATTCCGGACCCGCAGATTATCCATATCGCGGCGTGGTGAATGTCCACGTCACTGGCAACGAGTACGAATTCAAGGGCATGGTTTTCCATGCTCGTGATGACGCTCCAAGCATGGCCGAACACAGGGCTGTGAAAGGCTACTTGCAAAGCTTGGGGTATCAAGGCAAATCCCGTCGCCTTAAGAACGGGGTAGTAGTGACGAAGATGTATGGCAATTCTGCCAAAACAAACTGTGGAGAAATGAAAATGTCCGAACAAAATGTGCAAGTTCCTGCCGACAAGCTGCTGGTGACGATATTCCTTGGCGCGGAAAACGCCGACGGAACCCTGTTCAACGATGACCGCAAGCGCGTCGTGCTGGACCGCCAAGCGTACGTCAACCTGCAAAAGATGGTGAACGATGGCGTCAACGTTCCCTTGATGCAAATCGGGCAGGATCTGGCCGCGAAAGCCGCAGCCTAAGCAACCCCGAAAGGTTAAGGGGATGACCATCGGGCTGTCCCGACCTTTGCTCAATTTTTATGCAAAATACGGCTTCATAGGAAGCCCTACAATCGATTATTTTTAATGAGGTAAGGCATGGGTATCATTTCAGCCTTAAATCCCATCCACTGGCTTCTATTGGCCTTTGCTGCGTGTTCTGCTGTTTTGGGAGGGCTTTACTACTTCCAAGGTCATCAATTCGAGCTAGAAAAGGCTAGGCACGCTGCTTTTATTGCCGAAACCAAGGAAGCAGGGATAGCTCAGGAACAAAAAGGCAGGGAACAAACCGCTAAGGACATTCAGGAAAAGAAAAATGCAGACTCAGAAATTCAAGCCGCTCGTAATTCTATCGTTGCTTATGCTGACCGCTTGCGCCTCGCCGCAAAAAATCCCCGTAGCCGCGTATTGCCCACCACCTCCGCCAGTACCGGAAGTTCTGAAGGAGCCTGTCTCGACCGATCCGAATCTTATGGAGCGGTGGAAGAGTATCTTGGAGAAATGGGATCAATTAGACGAGAAGCTACGGAACTCGTTATTGAAGGCGCAAAGAACGTAAGCGATCTGGACGGGGTTAAGGAGTGGGCGAGAGAAAAATAGATGGATTCTGGGATGCGGCCAGTCTAGTTCGCGAGTCTATGTCGGGCTTCCGCGTCAAAGATGATAAGTCCCTGCAGTAGCGTAGGCGATGAGCTATCAACTCATCCCGGCATCCCAGAGTACTATTATAACATAGTATGAACGGCGCTAAGAAGTGGGCGCAGGATAAGTAAGTTACGGTTTTTTCTTCAAAGCTCTGGCTGCATTTTCTAAGCTCTTGCCTACGTCTCCGGCTGTCGGAAACGCGTTGAGGAATCTGTCAAATCCCTCTCTTGCCTCTTCGAAAGAGGCGCCTCTAAGAGCCTTCCGTATCCCTTCGCTGGGCTTGCCGTCGCCTAGCTTCCGAGCCCTTTCCCACGACTCATCATCTATATAGATCGTACGGTCCCGACCATTCCTGAGCTTTGCCGGGCGGCCGTTTGGGTTAGGAATATATTGCCGCTTTTCTTTCATTGTTTATACATCGGTTCGTTTCCGAAGTGGAGACTCGCCTTGTTCTTCGCCTCCATGTACTCTTCCGGAGTCATGGTTTCCTCGATCTGACACATCATATCTGACCAGGCATCTCCATAAACATACTCTTTTACCTTCGCTATCTGTAAAGCAACGTAGGCGTTTATAAGTTCCTGCCTCATCAGAATATCCTCCGAAGGATAGATTGCGCTTCTTCGCCCAATTCCCTTTTGGCGGCCGCATTAAATTTCAGTGCTGCCGCATTCCAGATTGCTTTGTCTCCGCCGCCGAACATCGGGTTATAGATATTCATCCCTTCCATTATCGCCTTAGTCTCTGCGCTCAGCTTAGCTTCTATTTCTGCGTTTCTCTTTACTACGTGGCGTCCTAACATTTTCTTGCTCCTTATTATCACGTTGTCGATGGAGTTAATTATACACGTGCATAATTAGATGTCAAGGGAAAATTAGAGCTGTTCAATGTCAGGGAAAGTTGAAATGGTGGAGGAATTGCGGAAAAAACCAGGAATCGCGGAAAAAACCTGAGTTTCAAAAACCGCTGAAACCCACGTCGTTATTGGCTCCCCGACCAGGGCTCGAACCTGGGACCTGCGGATTAACAGACTATCGGGGTTTCGTTTGAATACAGTGCCTTAGATTAAAATCCTTTCCGCAAAAGTTGAATTCTGTGCCAGCATGAGTATTAGCTTTCAGAAGATTTGCGGAAATGCTATATGATTATTTTGTCGGGTTTACCTTCTCTCCGGCACGCGACCTGACATAGTGTTCGGTCATCTTAACCGTGCTATGCCCGAGCTGTTTTTGAGCCTGCACCAAGTCCCCCGAGTCGGCTTTATCCGTGCCCGCTTTTGCGCGCAAATCCCTGAACTGATAAACCTCTATCGAGCTTTTTAACCTGGGGTGGGACTTCATCGCAGCAGATCGAGCAGCCTCGAATCTAAACCGTAGTGCATCCCGCCCCAATTGCTGGCCTGACTCATTGCATATCAGAGCAAGGCTGCGCACCTTGAATGACTGCTTGCGTTCCATGATTCTTTGAATGAGCTCTGCGAGTTGTCCCGAGATGCCCATGCGCAATTTTTTCTTCGTCTTTCCTTGATCAATCCAAAGCGTTCCGTCCTTGAGGTCTGTCTCTTTCATTTTCAGCACATCTGCAGGACGCTGACCAGTCAGGTAGGCAAGATCAAGAGCGTCCCGCAACGGAACGTCTGCAGCCTTCCAGACGGCCTCAAATACGGCGTCCTCGATATAAACATCCCGCCCTTCCTCCGTAAATCCCTTGACCCCGGCACACGGATTAGGTAGATCGGTAATACCTGCTCCCCGAGCGAAATTCCAGATAGTGGATATAAGAGCTCTCTCACGGTTAGCGCGCACTGGCGCCAGCTTCCCACGAAGCTTCATGTATTGCTGAATGTTCACCGGCTTGATTGCTGTGAGTGGGGCGGGGGGGTTATTGAAAAACTTGAGAATGAAGACGAGTTGGGCGATATAGTCCCGCTGAGTCCTGGGGGCCTTTTCCTTGAATTCCAGGGAAAGCAGATATTGATCTGCGGCGTATTTCAGCGTGATAAGTTGGTTGTGCCTGAGCTTGGCGTCCATCTCAAGCTCAGCCCATTTCTTGACGGCCATCGGGTAATCTGTCCCGAGAGGAAGTTCTTTACGTGGCTTCCCTCCGGCGTCGTAATAATAGTACGTGACGTCGCCGCGACGTCTGGCACGCATGCCCGATGGTAAATTCTTATTTGTGGTAGGCCGTCTTCCCATGGCTTTGATACTGTACTCCAATTACCGGAAGCTGAGAATATTGGATTGCCATATATTGGCAGGCTCGGGTTTTGATGAAATACCATTCACCGCTTCCCATGTGACGACTGGCCTCCCTTTTGCGTTTATCCTGAATGCGATGCCCATGTCTCTCAATTGCGCGACCTGAAGTTGCTCACGTGTGGCGCCGGAGCGACCGCGCCCAATACCCGTCAACTCCGCTATCTCTTCAGGTGTGAGGAACACTTATTTCTCCAATGCGGCGCGGAGGTTTTCTATTAAGGCAATTAACTCAACAAGGCGAGACTCTTGCTGCATGTAATTATCAAAGCTGCGCAAAACTTCCTCCGCCGCCCGCCGCAGTTCGTCGGATTGTGGTCGGGTGTAGAGTTCTGCTTCTAGCTTTAGCCCTGCATTAAGATAAAGCTCAAGAGTATCCTTGTTATCGACTAAAAACGGATCATCATGGTCCTGGGATTTAATGAGCCAATAATCAGGCTCATCCTCCTGCGCTGGCGGTGTCGGAGCGGCGGTGAGTGCGGCTTTTAACGCAAAGCCAACATCCTCTCGGTTCACATTGGGCAAATTGTCTAATGCTGCCTCAACCATCAAACCTGTCGGCCATCCTTCGGGTATCTCCATCCTCACTCTCCTTTAGTATCAGGTAGCGCTTATCTTGGCCCTGACAAAACAATCTTTGGCCTCAAGCAATTTTCTTAAACCAGCGGATTTTTCTGGTCCATCTGGCAAAGCGTCATTCATTTGCCCTGCCAGGATTCCAATTGGTTTGCTTATGGCCTGAAGATGCGCCGGAAGATGATCGAATGCAAAGTACTGAATAATGGGGTCCATTAATATCTCCTATTGAAATTTAATTTCCAAGTATCAGGTAGCGCACTCTGCCCGAGAACGCTACTTGCTACTGGCTCAGCTGAGCCTGTCAATCTATACCTGCTTATCTTTCCTCCTTGGTGGTTGTTGAAAAATCTTTCATGGCGGCGTCGATGTGTTTATCAAGATCATCTCCATTTACGACAACATTATCCGGAGTGATGCCAGCAAAAACCCCGCCAATACTTATAGTGTCAAGGTCTCTACTCCGCAGCCAACGATACCGCTGCGCATCCTTCAGCAACCGCTCGTTTTCTGCTTGAAGCTTTCCTATTTGCTCGAAAGCCCTAACCCTATCCAAAGGTAAATCAGTCCGATCCATTAATACTCTTGACCTGCTCACCATGTTGTCATGGTTAGCTTTCCAATGAGCAACTTCGGCCTTGAGCGCATCAATCTCGGGCTGGCGGGCATCCCAGGCATCTCGTGCCGCCTCCCTGTCCATCCAATCAAGCGGATAACCCTTCTTCCATTCTTCAAAACTCTTACTCATAATCCCCTCCTTTGCATTGTCCAGTGTCACGTCTGCGCTAGTGTCGCGGTAGGTCACGCCGCGGCTCTTATCTTCTTCGCATACTCGAAAACGGTGTAGTAGTTCATGCCGATTTCCTTGGCAATGTCGGCATATTTCATTTTCTTGCCGAGCATTTCCACGATCTTGGGCTTCAGCGTTTCGAGCCGTGCAACACGGTTGCGTCTATTTGCATTCGGCATGACGATCTGGGAGTTCATGCAGCCAGACATGCTCATGAGATGGTCTAGAAGACCAGGCATGGGCGGTATTTCTTCTCTAGCGTATAGCGGTCTGGTATATCTGGTTTCCTTCGCAAAACTCTCTTGCTTCACAGGCCTGACAGCGCTCGCATATCTCAAGCTTAGATGTTTGTTCTTTACTGCTGCTCGCGTTCGATCAAGAATTTTTCCGATTTCAGCGTAAGAACGCTCCGGATATTCTTTAACCATAAAATCCTCTTCTTCCCTAGTCCACTCGCGTCCCATTACAACATCACCGCTGCGATCAGGGCCAGGATAATCAGGCCGGCATAGATGTAAGGGCGGATGCTGGCGACTGGAGGATCGACTTGGAATCTATGACCGAATGCATGCCGGCTGTCGCGAGGAAAATATTGCTGAGGCTCAAAAGGATTCATTGTTGTCTCTCACAAGTTGCGGTTAATTTTGCTATCTGCTTCTCCTGCTGGTAGCCTTTCTCGCCCATGTAGCCGATGACTGCGACGAGAAAGATGATCTTGAAGATGCAGGGCCATGCCCATCTGGCAGGGCGGTTGAGGAAATGCTTGAGGTCGTTCATGACGTCAGACAGCTATAAATAGTTGTGGCAAAGTTTCAAGGAGCTTCTGGCTGTATTCGAAGTAAGCCATTTCTTGCGCATGCTCTTGTTCCGCCGAGTCGAGTTCAGATTCAAATTCACGGATGTCATCTTCTATTTTTTTCTTATATTCCTCGTCTCCGTTCTCATAACCCCAACTTCCACGTTTGGATTTCGCTTTTTCCAAATCCCGTTGAATAGAAAATGTTTGCAGCCTAGGGCGATAAATATCGATTCTTCTTCTAAACAATTTTCCATTCGATGAGAAGACCAGCCAAAAATCCCCTTCATCTTTAATGCTGTATTTAACGCTACCCCATAACTGATCGCTGGTTTCTTCATGAGACACAGGTAACTGTCTGAATACAGCCAAGGTCATCTGTTTTCCGTTTACGTGCAGGGCTTGAATGGTTACTGAGAATGTCTCAAGACTCGCGGTCTTTGTTTCTATTTCCATCATGCTGTCTCTGATTTAGACCTTGGCGCCATTAGCGCTGCTATCTGGCCTTCACGCTTGGTTGCGCTGCGATACTTTCTGAGTACCGACATGCGCTCCTTGCCGATGAGATATTTGAAGCTGCTGGCGAGTTCTGGATCGTTGCCCATCATCTCGTCGTAAATTTCGTTGGCGCTTGGCATGTCGGGGAGATCGAACAGCATCACGAACTCTCGCACGCGCTCGTCAACGAACTCTCGGTCATCGTCACTGAGAGAATCCAGGTCAGCATGACCAATAGATTTGAACGATTCCTTGACCGGCGTCACGTCTTTCTCGATGATCCGCTCTGCTTCGTCTTGGTCATAGATTCCGACAAAGCCAAAGGCAATACGCGCGCACTGTATAAGGGCCTTGTGGCGGTGCATCCGGTTAGGATGGGTATCCCAAGGAGTGGGGTAGTTGAGCTTCCTGACCACCTCTGAGAAGTATTCGCGAACGACTGTAGGATGTTGCCGGTCCTTGCGGTAAATCACGCACTCGACCCACTCATGGCATTTGATGCCCTTGTGATCGACGGTCTCATCGCTAAACCGAAAGTCGATCCCGTCCAGCATGGAATTTTCATTGATGATGCGGGACCAGCCATCAACGCCCACAACCGGGACGATGCCTCCTTTGTCTGGATACGCATAAATTTCTTTCGTCCATGGATTCAGTCCGTATTGATCGGCCACGACGAGCAAGGCCATCATTTGCTCATTCGTGACCTGCTTATCCTTGACCTTGAAGGCGGTCTCTTTTAGTGCGCCCATCATCTTCTCGGGCTCTACCCCGAAACGATCAGCCATTTTCGCCACGAGGCCTTGCTTCTTTACTACCGCCAATTCACTCATCATTCATCTCCTTCCACCGTGCCGCCGCCAGACATATCGCATCGCTCAGTGTCTTCCCCCGCGTGGTTTGAAACCCCTCTCCCCACAGGATGAAAACTGCCGGAGTCAGCGGAGTCTTCGCCACATGCTGATAGCCGTCGCAGTATTCGGAGAGAAATTCCATCTGCTCAGCGAGGGTCAGATTCAATGGAGCAGGCCGACGCTCGACGAGAGAGAATTTCCGGTCAATGGCAAGGAAAGACTCATCGCTGCGTTCCCTTGCTTCTTCATGCCATTGCAGGACTTCTGCTGGATCACTCATGATGCCTCCGGGTATTTTTCAGCAAGAAGCTCACGAGTAGCTTTTGCTGCAGGATATTGAGCCAATTCTGGATCGCAATCTGCAACGCTCAGCAAGTCGTAAAGTAGGGCCACCAACTCATCCCGCTCTTTAACCAGATCATCGCGTTCATCCAAAAGTGAACCAAAATGGGCGTCCATATACTGCATTTGCATGACCCACATCTCCGGATCATCAAGCCCTTCCATCGCATTCCAGCAAGCAACGAGGCGGCGGGCGTCAGCGATACTTACCTTTTGCGCAACAACCTTCCCTGATTGCATTCCTGGCGAAACTTCGCTCCATAGCCAGCATGTAGGATTGTCGCTGTCTGGATTCATAATCCCACCGCCAGCATTTATCTTCCCTTCCGTATGACTCATGATTGATCCTCGTAGAAGAGAGGGATAATGCGATGAGGCGCATCGACATCGAGCTCATCGGCATTCCATCTTTTTACCACTTCCGTGACTGCATCCATGTCTCTGAATGCTGAGCACGAAACATTGCCATTCTTGTCCAGAACTCCCCAACCGTAGGCTTTGCGGGTTGATAGGGCGGCTTGCCATCCTTCCCAGGCGGCATGCTTCATAAGGGGCACGTCAAACTCATCCGCATACCCCATTCTCTTCGCCCACTTCTCAAATTTTTCACGCTCACTCATCACCGTGCCTCCATCATCTTGTAAGCAACCACTGCCGCTGTTTGATGAAAACTTAGAGTAAGCGCGTACCCGTAATTGGGTGTCGATGAGAAGAGCATCTGATAAAGAACGTTTCCAACTATTAGCCCAAGTATTAGCGGTACAGCACTCATTCCCTCTCTCCCGCAGCTATAAAGGAATAAGGGTCATCATCTCCCGTTTCCTCGTCATACCAAGAGGTCCATCCAGGATTACCCTCTCCATCACTATCTTCTTCCCACTGGTTTATTCCTCCAGCGTTTGAATAGTCAGGCTTTATATTGTTTTTGTACTGGAATTCATCGTACCGGCTGAGAATGTCCATTACCTTGCAACCTTCCTCTACGCTTGAAACATCAACATGAAACTCTTTTCCAGGTACCTGAGGAATCCACCAGACACGAAGTTTCTTATTCATCTTTTTCTCCCGCCTCTATAAACCGACCAGCTATTAATCCTGCTGGTATGGATAAAATGAACCAGTAAAATAGGTATTCCATTTCTCTGCTCCTTGTTATTAGTGGACGGGTTTTATTGGTAATCTCTCTGGCGTTGCCCCGTCTTTCCTGCCAGTTCATCCGGTAATGAACCGGACCCTTAAATTCATACGGCTGGAGACTGGCTTGCTCGTGGCCTTTGAGCTTCCGTATTCCGTCTTTCGTTGGAATCCTCTATCTCCAATCTCCATGCGTCTAAATTCAGTGACCGTCTGTTCCGATCTGCCGTCGTTTTTCGGAGGGACACTAAACGATAAGTGTCGGCGCGCGGCATCCCGCTTTATCTTCCAAAATTCCTCACAGCCTTCACTATCCAGCTCACGGCTAATATCCCGATAAGTCCAGCTACTAGCAGAGATGCGACGATTACCACCGATTCCAAAACTATCCAGGCCCATTCTTCGTAACTCATTTCAGTTCATCCACCAGAAATGCTTTGGCTTCTGTTTCTTCCCATTCGTAATCAATGTCGCCGTGGGTATCCTCTTCCAAAGCAAATCGCTCTGCTTGAGATTGGGAGTCCGCCTCTATTTCAATTTCAGCAAGCTCGACTCGGGTAAGCTCAACTCTGTATTTCATTCCCATCTCCTTATCTCACCCCACTGCGCTCACGACTTATGCGGGGCATTTCGTTTGTTCGTGCCGATAGGGCATGGGAGGATATTACAACCAATAGTTATATATTGTCAACAACTAATTGTTGTAATTTCTGCTACACTACGCTTTCGATGGGTGAAACCGGAGGGGATATGGACTGGATGCTGCTGGTGGGAATCGTAGTGGGATCAGTTATTGGAGCCGTGGTGCTCCTTGCTGTGATTATTAAACTGAACGAGAAACCGGGATCGGCATATGGTCATCGGCCCCCGCGGCCCATACCCGGGACGGGTGACGTGGAGCAGAATCCGATACCGAAAGATGATCCGCAGACGTAAAAAAGCCCTCTGGTGAGGGCTGGGGAGGTGCTTTGAGTGGAAGAGGTAAACTAATCGCGGGGCTGGTTTTGTTGTTTCTGGCTTTCGATTTCTTGAGTTATAAATTTTATGATGTCAGCCTCGTTGTCGGGAAGGTTCTTACCATTAACGCGAGTCTGAGTATTGACTTTGGGAGACCGCAACCCGCGAGCGAGCCAAGCGGCAGCAATAACCCCTGATATCTTCGCCACATCAATAATGATATTGATATCGTAGTGAACGGACGCCATAATTTCTCCACTCGCAAACAGGGCAGTGGAGGGAGTTATAACAATTACTCCGTCAGGAGCATTTCGGCTCAACTCATTTCCTAAAGAAAAGTGACACCTATCGAGTGTGAGAGTTATTTTGTTTACATCTTTCAATCCCGCTTTTCTCCTATCTTTCTATTCCATAGATTGCCAAAGTCCGGAGTGAACTTATCATTCTTGTCCTTGAGCGGCTCTCCTCTGATCTTCCTCAGTTCATTCTCAAGCTCCAGTACCTTATCCTCTAGCTCGCTCCGTTCTTTTTCCAAGGTATTAGCCCACTTTCCGGCTTGCCGAGCCAGGTCAATTATCTTCGTCGCTTTGACGTGAAGTATTCTGCGGCTCTCGACATGATAAAGATCGCGAGTGATGGACTCGATTTCGTTGAGCTTGGAAATGACTTGGAGCAGGCTCATGGTTGGGCGTTGTTACGAGTCAAACTCTTTAATGTTCAAACGAACGCCATAGTAGGATGTGTTTCCCTCCCATGGTTGGCCTCCGGTTACCACGGCCTTGCATGAGGTTATTTGCCCGGTCAACTTCTTTGCGCCAAGTCTGCGCCTGAAGCTACGTGCATTTTCTCGGCTGAGATAGCCAACTGTTGAGCCGTTTATATCGATTCTTACGGCCTTGTTGTCATGAGGATTATCATCCTCTGGGATAAGGATTGCCTTGTATTCCTTCTCTTCCACGTGCTCATTATTTGGGCCGGCAAGTTGCTTGATGGCGTATTGATAATGCGACTCCCCAACGATATCGCAATCAAACTTACCTGTGTCGGGCCACTCGAAAACGTTCTCCGGGATTTTCGTTTTTCGCGGAGCCCCTGCGTCAAGAGGAAACAGGCTCTTGAATGCTTTTCGGAGAACAAGATAAATAACCCCGATTGCCAGTATGAGTGGCAAGAACTCCATTACTTGCCAATGGCCCTCATAGAGATTTTTTTTGCCTACTGACCACCATCTTGATCAGCTTGTACATCAACACGACAACGGTACCCAAAGCAAACGTCGGACTTTTGTAAGCCTCTCCTGTCGCGTACGTCTCGTACCCTCCTTGTCGATATATAGCAGTAATAGCAAAGCCCAACAAATCACCGCTTTCCGCATCTGAAGTTAACTGCTTTGCCGCCTTGAGAGTATCGTGTGAAACCGTGCTTTGAACCAGTCTAAACGGAGTGTCCATCGCCCTTTTTTCTCCTGGAAAGTTCTTCGTTATTTTCCATCAAATCACCGCTCCTAATGCTCTCTCCTATGCCATAGCCACCAGCTCGTGCTTTTGGCCCTTTTGGCGTGCCCCTGCGGCGCTCTGGCTGTGATTCTAGTTGCTGAGGTTGGGCGGGATCAACAGTGTTATCAGTATGGGATTCGGTAGAGTTTTCCTTTTTGATTTTCAGCCACAACTCCAGATGGGCCCGCTCGTGCAGGATAGCCAATTGAAGACGGCTAAATACTTCTGAAATTTTTTCCTGTGCGTCAGTTGACAAGGCATCTCCGGCCCCACTGGTCGGCCCTCTCCCTGTCATCAGCCACTCGAAATTAACGTTGGCGCGCTTGGCAATCTGAATAGCCTTCTCTGTAGAAGGAAAGCTCTCTCCCTCAAGCCATTTTCTGGCCGCCTCTTGTGAAACGCTAAAGAGGTTACCAAAAGATTTCTGGCGATTTTTCCCTTTTTTGGGGATTTCCAGCAGGTCAGCCACCTTGTTCATTCGAGCGGCAAATTCTTCTTTTTCTTTTGAACTCATGGTTGTAATAGTACGCGGAATGTCTACAACAATCAGTTGTTGACTTATTACAACATTTGGTTGTAATATTGCGCCATGACACATATAAACCCTCTTTCCGAAGCGATCAAACTCGTTGGCTTGCGTCCTTTAGCTTCAAGGCTGGGTGTCAGCTATCAAGCAATTCAAAAATTCGAGCAGACATCTGTTCCGGCTGAGCGTGTTCTGGCTATTGCTGAAGCAACCGACTGGCAAGTTACCCCCTACCAGATCAGGCCCGACATCTACCCCCATCCTCTCGACGGGCTGCCGAAGGAATATCTCCGCTCCCCCAAATCCACGGAGGCTGCGTGAGTCTCCTTCCTTCTTCATGTGCTGCCCGGTTTCTCTCCCCTTTTTCCGGGCAGATTTCCCTCCCTTCAGTGGAGGGTTTTTTATTCTCGGCAGTAGTTTTGTGAAATCGCATGATCGAATCATGCGCCTCTTCTCTTCAAACAAAAACGTCGTTTTGGACGGAGTAACGACATGTGCATCAAGGATGTGATTTACAGGGTAGTGCATGCGTATCCCGGCGGTGTGCCGGCGCTGGCAGCCCGCATGGGAATGAGCAAGCACGTGCTGCAGAACAAGGTCAACCCGAACAATGACACGCACCATCTAACCGTCGCGGAACTGATCGAGATTCAGGGCTTCACCGGATCGGACGAGATAGCAAAGCACATTGCCGGGGAACGCAACCTCATTTGCATTCCTGTTAGCAAGCATCAGGGCGCATCCGACATGGAGCTTCTTGATCTGATCATCACGCTCGAGAAGGAAAAGGCTGACTGGCTGGTATCGATCCAGAGGGCGCTGTCAGACGGCGTGATAGACCCTATCGAGTCGGAGCGCATCAAGAAGGAATCGAATGAGCACCTCGCCGCGGTACTGGAAATGGTGAACCGCATCGAGGGAATGGAAGTGGACAGACGGAAAGTGGCGAGGGCGGGATGAAGAACATATCAATATCAAAAATACGTATCGATGGCGGCACCCAGAACAGGGTGCAACTAAACGAGGAAACTGTTGCGGAATATTCGGATGCCATCACAGGTGGCGCGAAATTTCCACCTGTCACGGTATTTTTTGACGGGTCAGATTACTGGCTTGCAGACGGATTCCATCGGTATCACGCGCACAGAAAGATTGGCGCCCTCGATATCGACTCCGATGTACGTGAAGGCACGAAGCGCGATGCAATTTTGCATTCGGTTGGAGCAAATGCTGCCCATGGTTTGCGTAGGACCAATTTAGATAAACGCCAGTCTATTGAAACCCTTTTGAGTGACGAAGAGTGGTCTCAATGGAGCGATAACCAGATCGCTAAAGCGTGTTCGGTAAGTCAATCAACGGTTTCAAGAATTCGCTTAGATCGTTCCTCACTTATGCAAAGCATAAGTGACCATCGTTCCCGTACTTATACAAACAAACACGGTCAGGTCGCTCAAATGGACGTGTCCCGCATCGGACAGCAACCGCAAGCCCAGGTAATCCCTATCAAGCCCTCGCAGGACGCAGATATTGAATCCGAGATCATGGGTGATTTCGATCCGGTTTCAGAGCTGGAAGAAGCGCACAAGGAAATAGACCGGCTTCAAGCGCAGATCAAGGCCATGTGCAAGGATGATCTGGCAAAGCAGCTTCAAAAGGAAGTAGAGACACGGCAGGGCGTTGAAGCAAGGCTTGCTCAGGAAATGGATAGAGCAAACCGGTTCGATACCGAGCTGCGCAAGTATGGGAAGTTCGCAGCCGAACTGAGAAAGACGCTTCGGGTTGAAACCAATTCTCAAGTCCTGGTTCGCATCAGGGCAGTCATGGAGGCAGCGTAAATGCCTGCTCCGGAACTACGGGATTATCAGCATGACGCCCTTGATCAGGTGCGTCAGTGCATTCGCGAAGGCAAGAAAAATATCCTGCTGTGCGCTCCTACCGGTTCCGGAAAGACTCTGATGTCCTCTTACATGATTGCGGAGTCAACCAATAAAGCCAAACGTAGCGCTTTCGTCGTTGACCGCATCAGTCTCATAGAGCAAACCAGCTCGACATTCGATTCATTAAGCATAGATCACGGCGTAATGCAGGCCAATCACTGGCGCTATCGTCCAAGCCGTTACGCTCAAATATGTTCCGCGCAGACACTCGCAAGGCGCAACTGGCCAGACTCAGACCTGATAGTGGTGGACGAATGCCACACCGTTTCTGAGGTCATCAAGAAACGCATTTCTCCGCGGGATACCGTCGCCATAGGCTTGACCGCCACTCCGTTTACTAAGGGTCTGGGCAAGCTGTATGACGCGATGGTCAATGTCACGACCACAAACAGATTAATCGAGCAAGGGTATTTATCCAAGTACCGCATATTTGCCGCCTCTGAGCCGAATATGGAAGGCGTCAAGATCGTGGCCGGAGAGTGGGAAGAGAAGGAAACGAGCAAGCGCGCCATGGAGGTCGTTGGCGATTGCGTTGCCGAATATCTCAAGCATGGCAACGGCAAGAAGTTCATTTGCTCTGCTGTAGATACGGCACATGTCGAGGAACTCTACCGACAATTCATGGCAGCCGGGATCATCTGCGCAACCTATACATATCTGGTTAAAGATGAGGAACGAGCTGAGATCGTCAAGGAATTCCGCAAGCCCGACAGTTACATCCGCGGCCTGATAACAGTCACTGCAGCATCAAAGGGATTTGACGTTCCGGACATAGGGGTGGTGATCATGGCCCGGCCTTTGCGTAAGTCGCTGGCAGAGCATATCCAGTTCTTTGGACGCGGCCTACGCGCTCACCCGAACAAAGAGGAATGCATCGTCCTGGACCATTCAGGCAATAGCGCCAGGTTCTGGGATGAATGGAATGACTTTTTTGAATGCGGAATACAGGAACTCGATGATGGGCGCAAAAAGGAAAAAAAGAAGAAAGAGCGGAATCTCGAAGACGAGATGCGCAAATGCCCTCAGTGCAAGCACCTCCACAAACCTATGCCTTTCTGTCCGCATTGTGGTCATGAATACCCGAGGCGTGAAGCTATCAAGCATGTTGCTGGGACGCTTACCGAGATGGTTGCCAGCGGAGACAAGCAGGGTTTGAGCAAGACGCTCTGGCCACAAATAGTCTCCTACGCGATAGCAAAACGGGGTGTCGATGAGTCCGCAAGAAAACTTGCTCTGGCTGTTTATAGAAAGATCACGAATCAGTGGCCTTCAGGCGATTTTTATCAAACCAGTCCCGCTGACATACAGCCAGAAGTAGCCAACAAAATACGAAGCATCAATATCGCCTATGCAAAAGCGATGGAGAAAACACGGCGGAGCGTGGCGGCATGATGGAGTTCGTTAACTTCTGCCGCGCTCATGGGCTGATTCTCGATCATGTAATGGAGGGTCGCTGGGTCCGGACAAAGACAGTCAGCCATCCGCACAAGCGCAACGGCGCCTACAAGTTTCTCGGTGATATCGGTTTCGTGCAAGAGCATTCGACCATGACTGAGGTCGCTGTATGGAAGCCAGAAAAGCCGTTCACACCGGCTACCAAGGCACGTAATGACGCCATGTTGAAAGACATAAGGCGGCAAGAAGCGAAGAAACGGGTCGACGCCATCAAGACCATGCGCGAGCACTGGCAAGGATTAAATCATCTCTGGGGAAGTCACCCCTATCTTGAAGGGAAGGGCTTGTCAATGATGGGCTGTAGCAGGCTTAGAACTGACGGAGACCTACTGACAATTCCTGTGCTCCGAAATGGTTTCCTGATCAGTCTGCAAACCATCTCCCCAGAAGGAAATAAAAAATATAGATACGGCTGCCCTATCAAGGGCGGATCACATCTCCTGCATCGTGCAGGTGCGGTGCTGACTTGTCTAGCAGAGGGCTTTGCCACTGGCTTGGCTATATATCAATCCCTTCCCCAGGCATCCGTTGTCGTCTGCTTTGACGCGGGGAATATGGTTGCAGTGGCAAGCGAGATCAAGCTGAAAGGGCTGTGCGTAGTGTGCGCCGACAACGATTCGGAAACAGCTCAAAAGACGGGCATGAATACCGGGATTGAGCGAGGCATCAAGGCAGCCAATGAGATTGGTTGCGGCATAGCGTACCCGGAAGGAATTAAAGGCACTGATTGGGCCGATGCGCTCATTGAATGGGGTGAATCTGGTCCGGGAAGACTTAGGACAGAAATCATGCGCGGCGCGCGACTTGTTAGGAGGAATTCAAATCTTTCTGTGGGATAACACAGACGCACTCCTGGCGCACAAAGAGCCTAACCCGGCTGCGAGGAAGAAAAGGGTATCGGTAAGGAGCTCAATGAGCTGCCCGGTGCAAAACCGTAAGAATCCGAGCGACTGGGACACAAGATTCATGTCGCGGGGCAATGGGAAATAAGCCAACCCATTTGCATGAATCCTTCCGAATATCGGAGCTGAAGATTTATGCCATTGTCTCCCTTCTCACTCTGGTTGTGGGGTAGGGGGGGACTTTGGCTGAAGTAAACCAAGGATCGAAGAGAGGATGTATGAGCGAGATTATGGTATCAAAAAAATTTGCGGCAGATTTTTACAAAGTATGCAGATACCACAATTGCACACCGGAAGAGGTGGAAGAGATGAAGGCTAAGGCCAAGGCAGATTTTGAAGCGGCGCAGGAGTGCTATGCCATGTTGGCAAAAGAGATAGATAGGAGGGCCGCCTAATGGGCTACACCTCTGGTCATCCCTGCATGTTTAACCTGGACATGAAGCAGTCGCCTGAGACGGTCAGGAAGGTGCTGGATATTGCGGGGTGGAATGAATTTGAGGCATCACAAGCAACGGGTATCGATTCCGAATTTATCCGGCTTGCGTCCCTTGGTATGCGTGAGTTGTATCAAAGGGACTGGCGCCTCCTGCTCGACAAGGCCGGCCGCAGAGCCTTCGATTTTGAGGAAGCAGAGTGAATGAGTTGGCTCTTTTCGCAGGCGCTGGTGGAGGCATTCTCGGAGGCAAATTGCTCGGATGGCGAACAGTCTGCGCAGTTGAACGTGATGCCTACGCAGCACAAGTTCTGGCGCAACGACAAAACGATGGAATTCTCGAACCTTTCCCGATTTGGTCTGACGTTAAATCTTTTGACGGAAAGCCGTGGCGCGGAATTGTTGACATCGTATCTGGCGGGTTTCCCTGTCAGGACATTAGCGTTGCCGGAAAGGGAGCAGGAATCACAGGAGAACGTAGCGGATTGTGGAAGCACTTCAAACGGATTATTGGCGAAGTACGACCTAATCTCGTGTTCGTGGAAAACAGCACAGCGCTCACTATTCGTGGACTTGGAGTTGTCCTTGGAGACTTGGCCGAGATGGGGTTCAATGCGGAATGGGGAGTGTTATCCGCAGCAGATGTTGGTGCGCCCCACTTACGAGAAAGGCTGTGGATATTGGCAGACTCCAGTGGCAGACGATGCCGTGAACAGGAAGGCGGGAAAGTGGAACAGCAGGGGAGAACCGAAGCTGTCTGGGATGTGGCCTACGCCGAATGCGCTCCCAGCATCGAACGACTTGACTCTGCAATGCAGCGGGGATGGAAGAACGAAACCGAACAAGTTGGGATGGGCTGTGGCGGTATGGCCAACGCCAACCGCTCAAGACAGCAAGAACAGGACTTTGCCTCCATCGCAGATAAAGCGAGACAGCATAATCGGTGCGCTGTTAAGGGAAAAGCAAATGTGGCCTACGCCGGCCAGCAACAATGCAACGGGCGGAGCGACCGGCCTGGCTGGTGGGAGCGGGAACCGCAAGAAGCTGTACGCGATGCTCGGGGAGGCAGAGGGCAAGAAGATGGGCTGCCAATCCCTGAATCCGAACTGGGTCGAGTGGCTCATGGGCTGGCCTTTACGCTGGACAGACTTAAAGCCATTGGCAACGGCCAGGTCCCACTATGCGCCGCAACAGCATTTCGTCTGCTCGCAGAAAGAGCCGGTCTATGAGTAGCTTCCTCGTAACCACCCGTCCCATCCTGCCCTGTACCGGTTGCGCGCACGAATTCGATGTGCGTGGCGAGAAGCGGTGTGATCTGGGAGAAATCTGGGGATTGCGGTGCACGATGTTTCGATTGAAGAAAGGGGAGGGGAAATGATTTGGTCTGTAATCCTAGTAGCTTGGTTATTTTTTTATGGAGTCGCAATTCATTATTACGCAGTTAAGAATGGAAACGCAAAGGGCATCCTGGCCGCATATTTCCTGTTCTTTGCTACGGCATTCTTAGGATACATGGCGGGGCAATCATGATCTGGAGCCCTGCAATAACGGCAATGCTGATTGGAATTGTTGTCGCCTTTTCCTTCGGTGGCGGATTTGCGTTAGGTGACTGGCGCATTAACCACCGGTTGGAGAGGTTGGAATCTGACAACAAGCTGCTATCGGCTGCAAATGATCGTTGCGCTCAGGATATGGAAAAAGCCGTCGCTACTGTCGATCGCTCTATCAAGTTGGTAGGAGAAGCCAGAAAAGTGGTCGCAATTCAGCGGAAAGCGAATAGGAAATGTGAGGAGGCGAAGCGATGAGTCTTAGGTGTCGGAAGGGTGATATGGCGATTGTGCTGAATAGCAACCATGGAAACGAGGGAAAGCTTTGTGATGTAGATGAGTTCATTGGCGCCGCTGAGAATGAAAGAGGTCAGATTTCGTTAAACGTATGGAACATATCTTTTAACGGGCAAACTCATGACCCCGTATCTGGAGATAAATGGGGATGCCCTGACCGATTCCTGCTCCCCATCCGCCCCGGCGATCTACAAGAAACGGATGAGACTGAAAGGGAATTGACGGTATGAGAAGGCAGATGTACGCGCTTGGTCGCCTCAAGTCTGGCGAGATGAACAAGACAGAGGCGGCTTATGACGCATATCTCAAAACGCTCCTGATGGCAGGTGAATTGCTCTGGTACAAGTTCGAGGGCATGAAGTTCAGGCTTGCGGATAACACTTTCTATACACCTGACTTTGCATTGATGCGCCAGGATGGGCAGATGGAGATTCACGAAACCAAGGGATTCTGGACGGATGACGCCCGGGTGAAAATCAAGGTGGCCGCTGACATGTACCCGTTCAAATTCGTGGCGATTAAGGCGCGCGCAAAGAAGGATGGGGGAGGCTGGGCAGAGGAGGTATTCGGATGAATCCTGAAATTATCGAGGCTCTAATCAATGGGATTAAGGCAGGAAAATCAACACGAGAAATGTGCGTATCTATGGGCATCAATCAAAGAGCTTTGTGGAACCGGCTGGCAATGGATTCAGACCTCATGAATGAATACCTGAACGCAAAAGAATGTGCAGTACACGCTCGTATTGAAGAGATTAAGCGCGCATGACCGACAAGAAAACCATCTTCCTGATAGGCCCCGTACAGCGTCAATACGCTCACCAGTGCATCGATCAGGCGCCGGATGATTACGTGTGCCAGATAAAGCAAAAGACTCGCACGCTTGAGCAGAATGCTTTGATGTGGGCGTTGCTGGATGATCTATCCAAACAAGTGAATTGGCATGGCAATAGGCTCACAGCAGAGGAATGGAAGGACGTGCTTAGCGCCAGCCTGAAGGCGCAGAAGGTGGTTCCTGGCGTGGATGGTGGCTTCGTTGTAATCGGCGCGCGCACCAGCCAAATGACAAAGCGCGAGATGTCGGATATGTGCGAATTAATTTATGCCTTCGGGGCGCAGCAGGGCGTTATATGGAGTGAGAAATGAGTGAGGTATCTGAAAGAGCAAACATCATAGAGGCTGCGCTGGAAGCAGGATTCATGATTAGCACTGCGCATGGCCAGGATAAGGATAAGTTGATGCCGGTATCAGATGTAAAAACTCTCAGGGAGTTTTATAAGTTGGCTAAACAAAAGGAAGGTAAGTGACCTACCGCTCCCGTAAATTGCTGGACCTTGCCCATGAGGCTCCTTGCTTTGCCGATTACGCGCATAAATGCGGAGAGTATGAAGGATGCGAACCGGCTCACAGCGATAGCCATATTTTCGGAAGAGGGCATGGACACAAATCAAACGATTTTGCATTTGCCTCTATGTGCCATGAAGCTCATATGTTGCTGGATAAGATGGAACGGGAAGAGAAGTTCTTTGCATGGCTGAGAGCGTATGCGAAAACCCAGAACTGGTTGTGGGTCAATGGATTGATTAAGGTGGTGAAGTGATGACGCAATCTGAAGCCGAGAAGCAGATTACAAAGATACTGGCGCAGCTTGAGAAAGACCAGAGCGCAGCAATCGACTCTATCCAGATATCCATTTCTGAAACTGGCAGTACGTTATGCCGCACTTTACAGAGAAAGAAAGTGGCTATCACTCTCTCATACCTTCCTAATGTCTCATGGGACGTGGAATGAAGAGCGGCGCGCTGGAATCATGGAAGTATCGTAATCCCGAGGACATATGCGACTCGCTCATCTCAGAATCACGGCGCATCGAAGCGGCAAAGCAAAAGCATTTCGAGATGACGCTGAAGCAGAATCGCCGGCGTATAAAAGCGATGACGGCAAAGGCGAAGAGGGGAGGGTATAAGCGGTGACGACAAAGCGATATTGCCTTACTTGCGGCAGAGAGAGGCCGTATCCGGAAGGCTGGAAGAAGATATATTTTGATCTTAAGAGCAGGCGTCATGTTGTGAAGTGCCCTGTGTGCTTAGAAGCTGCTCAGAGACATAAGAAGGAGAGGTTATGATTGAGGCTCAAGTTATCAACATGCTCCTTCGCTGGGCGCGCTGGAAGATGAATACCGGTAATGCTCTGGGATATCCGGGACAGGTCAGCTTTATGCGGCTAGTGCCTCCTGCAACGCATTTTCCTGATCCTGGCCTGGAGTCGGAATGCATCATGACCCAGAAGGCATATGAGCTCCTGCCGCTCATTCATCAGTCCGTGCTGTGGGTCGAATTCCTCTCCACCAAGATCAACTATATGGACAAAGCGCATTACTTCGGCGGATCACCAAGACGGTATGTTCGATGTCTGAATGAGGCGTATAAGATGCTCGGGAATCAATTGGATTTGCTGTATCAGAAACGGGAGGAAGTGGCGTGAAGGTATCAGAATTGACCGGAGAGAAGTTGGATTGCTGGGTAGCGAAGGCCGATGGCAAGGAAGTTTGCCCAAAAGAACATATTACTTCACTGATACATCCAGAATACTGTTTTGAACACAAGAAGCCAATTTGCGAGCGCTATAGTAGCGACTGGTCCCAAGGTGGACCAATTATTGAGAGGACAGGAATCAGTATTAGTAGAATAGCTATAAGAGATAGTCCTGTTATATGGCAGGCAGATTTTAATTATAGATACGAACGAGGGGAAGCGCCCCTTGTAGCGGCGATGCGGTGCTTTGTCGCATCAAAATTTGGGGACGAAGTTGAATGAGTGAGGATGAGTGGGATGCCGATATCGCGGAAGCGGTGCAAGTCGTAATTCAGGCTTTAGAGCGGCAACGCGAGCTATCAAAGCAAATGGAGAAAGCGGCGCGTGAAGAGTTCGGTGATGAGATTGTAGATGTAGATTTGATGATATCGAAGAGCATTTATAATGCCGATGCTCAATCTCTTGACTAAACGCCGAAAATACTATACATTCGTGCTATTGCTTCATAAGTCCGTACAGAGAGCATAACCCGCCACTGAGCGGGTTTTTATTGCTTTATCCATGACCCTACAACAGGGAACCTTTGCCGAGCTTAATCGTATGTGGGAAGCTTTCAAAGAAAGCTACACCATAAGAATAGGCAATCGATGGTATAGGCCGCTTCGGCTGCCAGAAGCTAAGAATCCAGATTACTCATGGTTCTTTAAAAGAACAGAAGTTTAACCTTCCGTCCCTTAACGGAAACCCCAAGCCCACCTAAGACGTGGGCTTTTTTATTGCCTATCGTATGGCTAAGTCCTGGTCTAACCCATCCCACACAAGCGATAAGAGACTAAGAGGCCGTAAGCTACAGCAAGCACGAGAAGAGTTATTCAGACGCAATCCATACTGTGTTCATTGCAAGGCCAAGGGAATAGCAAGGATTGCAACTGAACGAGACCACATCATCAACCTAGCATCAGGCGGCACGGACGACATAGACAATACACAAGGTCTATGTGCTGACTGCCATAAAGCTAAGACACAGAGCGAATCCAATAGAGCGAGAGGTATTGCATCTAAGCCACGTATGAGTACTGGCTGTGATGCGAGAGGTTATCCGCGCGGCAATCACCACTGGAACAGGTGAGGGGTGGTCCATTTCTTTCAGGCCTATGCCTGGAACCCGCGCTGATGGTCTTTCTTTCATAAATGTAATCAATTTTAGGTAAATATGGCAGGTAGAAAATCATCAGCCAGCCTTTCAGTTGTTCCGGCGTCACCCAAAAAGGATTTAAGGCTCCAGGCTCCAGATTCGCTCACAGTTAGGCAATCTGAGTTGTGGAAAGAGATCGTAGATTCGAAAACGGCAGGCTGGTTTACTCCTGATAACGGCGCTTTGCTGGTTGGCTACGTGAAGGCGATCGCTTCGCACGAAATCATCTCGCTGCAGGTAGAGGCCGTAGAGGCAGGGAAAGAAATGGAACTTAAGGACGTGGATAAGCTTTACTCCATGCAAGAGCGCCAGGCCAGACTGATACAGTCGTTTGCAACTAAGTTGCGTTTGACACAACAATCTCGCTGGCAGCCTAAAACCGCCTCAGAGAAAAGCGGACCGTTGCCCTCTAGGCCATGGGATTAAAACGTTCAGCGCGCAACATTGCGTGGCTTGAGCGGCATTGCAAGATTCCGGAAGGTAAATTAGTAGGGCAAGCTCTCAAGCTCACGAGAGAGCAAAAAGAATGGGTGCGGGAGATATACGATTCTCCGACTCGCGTATTCATCCTCACGATGGGCAGAAAGAATGCGAAGACAGCGTTTGCTTCCTTCCTGCTGCTGCTTCACTTATGCGGCCCTGAAGCCCGACGAAATTCTCAGCTTTATAGTGATGCTCAAAGTCGCGATCAAGCGGCTTTATTATTTGCGCTTGCGGCAAAGATTGTCAGGATGTCTCCGGACCTGTCTCAGTACATCGTAATACGTGATACGGCAAAGCAACTGGCCTGTCCTGAGTTGGGAACTCTATACCGTGCTTTATCTGCGGACGCTTCAACTGCTTATGGGCTGAGCCCTGCCTTTACCGTTCATGACGAGCTAGGGCAAGTCAAAGGTAATCGCTCGGAGCTATACGAGGCTCTGGAAACTGCTGCAGCTGCTCAGGAAGAGCCGCTGAGCGTAATCATCAGCACTCAGGCGGCAACGGATGCTGATCTGCTGAGCATGCTGATAGACGACGCCTTGTCCGGCGCCGATCCGCGGGTAAAGGTCCGGATTCACTCAGCGCCGATGAACGTTGATCCGTTCAGTGAAGATGCGATACGTGCGGCCAATCCGCATTACGACATCTTTATGAACAAGGATGAGGTGCGGCGCCAAGCGGATGAGGCCAAGCGCCTTCCGTCTCGGGAGGCTGCATATCGTAATCTGATCCTGAATCAGCGTGTCGAGGCGAAGAATCCTTTAATACCTCGCAAGCTGTGGGAAGACAACGCAGGGATGCCGGCTGAGGACTTCGAAGGGCTTGAAGTCTACGGCGGGCTCGATCTGTCGAGCGTATCCGACTTGACGGCTTTGGTCCTGATTACCAAGGTTGGGGTCGTGGGCGAGAAATGGCATGTTAAGCCTACATTCTGGCTGCCGAGCGAGGGATTGGAGCAGAAGTCTCGGACAGATCGGGTTTCTTATGATCTCTGGGCCCAGCAAGGGTTTTTGGAGACTACTCCAGGCCGAGCCATCGAATATGAGTTTGTTGCGGACTATCTGAGAAAGCTCTTCGATCGCTGCGATGTGAAGGCGATTGCTTTTGATCGTTACAACATGCGTTTCTTAAAACCGTGGCTTGTCGAAGCTGGATTTTCCGAGAGCGAGTTGGAACGATTCGTCGAGTTCGGTCAAGGCTACGCCAGCATGTCTCCGGCAATTCGGGAACTGGAATCCATGCTACTTGCGAACAAACTGGAGCACGGCATGCACCCTGTCCTCACCATGTGCGCTGCTAATGCAACGGTTGTGAGTGACCCGGCCGGCAATAGGAAATTTACCAAGATGAAAGCAACTGGACGGATTGACGGAATGGTTGCTTTGACGATGGCGATTGGCGCGACGTTGGAAGCGAAACCTTTAGAAGAAACCCACATTACGTGGTAAAGAATCCATTTGGCGCCCTGTGGAATGCTTTGCGTGTTAAACCCGCAAACCCACAACGAGGATCGTATTTTTTCTTTCCCCGTGGGGAGAATAGCGCTGGCGTCCATGTTACGCATGAACGGGCGTTTATGTCCGCTGCTGTGTGGGCATGTATCGATGTGGTGGCTTCAAGCCTCGCTTCATCTGACTGGAACGTGTATCAGGGGGTGCGTGGAGACGACAAGAAGACGGCTATACCTGACGATAACCTGCAGTATGTTCTGAACACCAGGCCAAACCCTGAGATGACGGCGCAGGCGGCCAAACGCGCCATGATGATTGCCGCCGTTGGGTATGGGAATGGATATGCCGAGATAGAGCGCGACATGTCCCGGCGAGTAGTCGCCTTATGGCCGATATCTCCGGACCGTGTTGCCCCGATAAGGAATGAGTTTGGAAATTTCGTCTATCGTGTTACCCAGGATTATGTTGGCGGAACAGTTGACCTCGATCCATCTGATGTTTATCACATTCGGAACGCAAGTCTGGTAGGCAGCGTTGGCGATGACATGATAGCGAAGGCTATCCAGACGATAAGCCGGTCGATCGCGATTGATCAATTCTCCTCGGCTTACTTTGGGAATAACGCCCAGCTAGGCACTATCTTCCAGTCGGATTCGATATTAACCCCTGATAAACGGAAAGAGTATGAAGATGGGATTAATAGAAAGTACGTTGGACCCGATAGGTCACACAAGCCGGCAATATTCGAAGGTAAGTGGACAATCCATCAGCTCGCCAATAACGCAGACGACGCACAGTTAATAGAGGCGAAGTATCAGATCATCGAGGAAGTTTGCCGTTGGTTCCGTGTTCCCCCGCACAAGATAGCTCACCTTCTTAGGGCGACAAACAACAACATTGAGCATCAAGGCCTGGAGTTCTCTCGCGACACGCTGCGCCCCTGGATTCAGGAAATTCAGCAAGAGGCTGACTTCAAACTCATACCATATCGGCAACAGAAGTTCATCGAGATCGACGTCGACTGGGCATCTGAAGGCGATTTCGGAAGCAGAATGCAAGGGTTCTCGACCGGCATCAACTCCGGCGTCTATTCAGTGAACGACGTGTTGCGGAAACTCGGAGAAAACACTATCGGTTCCGCGGGTGATGTTCGCATGGTCCAAGGCGCGATGATGAAGCTGGAAGACGTGGGCAGGAACATGATGCCGGCTCAGCCTGAAGACGATACCGCCCAGGCGTGGCTTACTACGGTCTTCGCACGTATTCAACGGCGCATGGAGAATCGGGCTGCCGCATTGCGGAATGACCGTCATCCGGATTGGAAAGAGCGCGCGATTAAAGACGCGACAGCCTACGCGGACGAGCAAATAGTTGAGATGGGAGAGCGATTCGCTTCTGCTCGATCATTGGTTTACGAGGTTTTGAACGGGATGGCTCCGGACGTTGCCGCTGCCAGTATTCTGAAGGATCAATCATGAATAAAGCGTTTTTCGCGAAGAAGGCCGGCAAGCGTGGAGAGATTTACGTCTACGAGTCGATAGGGGAGGGATGGTTCGGCGGGATTACCGCGAAGTCATTCTCAGACTCCATGAAGGAATTGGGATCAGTCGACGCGATGGATATCTACATCAACTCGCCGGGCGGATCGGTATTCGATGGCATTTCCATTTACAACCAGATCAAGCGTTTCTCCGGAGAGAAGATCGTTCACATTGACGGCATAGCGGCCAGTATTGCCTCAGTCATTGCGATGGCCGGCGACACGATCAACATTGCAGAAAACGGCATGATGATGATCCATGATCCATGGGGCATGGCTATCGGAACATCGGAAGAGATGCGCAAGTATGCTGACTCTCTGGATAAGGTCCGAGACACGATCTTAACTACCTACGTTTCCAAGACAGGCGGAGATGAGAAACAGATTGCCGAATGGATGGATGCGGAGA